TCTTCAAAAGCCTCGTCTTCAGGTTCTTTCATCTGCAATCTCCTGGTCGTTACGCTTGATTTCATGCTTGAGATATGCCAAATCAGCATAGGACAACTCATCTGTTATGTCCTTGATTTCCAGGTTAAAGCGCATCCACTTGACTGTTTTCTCACAGTATGAGATTAAACCAACAGAATCATCTGCTTCATGCCATTGGTAATCAACCTCAATGCGGTCAATTTCTGGATTGAAGTCATCGTCTACCCAATCAAAAGGCACAAATTCAATTGTTGTCATGCTTATCTCCTTGCTCTAATTTCTTTAGCAATATCAACAGAAACAAATACGAGAGGATCATTATCATATTTAGCGCATATCAATGCACACGCTTCACGCTCTTGTTTGATTGCCCGATTAACTAGTTCAACTATATGAGGTGTTGAAATTGTCCAGGTTTTAAATTTCTGATTACCATAAATCACAATACGCAATTCTTTTAATACTTCATCTTGTGTCATCATTCACTCCTATCTGTTCAATGTCTTGTGCGGCAAGGAGGGCATCCAAAGCCACAGATTTAAGGATTACAAGGGCATTCTCTGGCGAGGATGGATTGAGAGCCTTGTGAGCCTCTACATCCTGCCAAAAAGCATTTAAACGGGTTGTTTGTTGTTGGTTCATGCGTCAATTCTGCCTTGTCTGACAGAGATTGGAATAGGGATTTACCCTAGCTTACGCATAACCCTTTGGAGTCGCCCAGAAACGCCTTTACGGGTTCCAATGACCTCGATAAAGCCCTTGTCAATCAGCGCCTTGTAACGGGCTGTGACGCTGGAATAGGGCAGAAATGCCAGCTTGGAAAGCACATCATCTGAGATGCAACCATCTGGCCCATAGGCTGCAATGGTTTCATATACCAACGACTCCATCTTTGTGGTGTCAATTGCCTGTGCCGCTTGGTGGGAAGTGGCAGGGTCTTCTTTGCGAACCAGTTTGAATGCTGGAGTTCCAAAGAACTTTTCCACCATGCCATCAAACCAAATTTTGTCTAATTTTGTCATCATCAACTCCTATCAAATGGGGCCGTAGCCCCGTGAGGTTTATCAAAAAGGAATATCGTCATCCGAATAAACTATCTTTTTAGGATTAGACGCTGGAGGCTGTGCATCCTTGGGATTGACTGCCAAGCCCATGAACTTGCCACTCTTGCCCTCTTTGATCCAAGCACTCAACCAATATTCTTGACCATCAACAGTTATGTTACCTTTGTAGTCAGGCTGGTTAGCTGATTCCTTTTTATCGTTCTTAAACAGAACACCAGAGTTGTCTTTCTTTTCCATATTAGCCTTTCAAAGATTCACCATGTTTTTTCAAAGCACTGCGAACATTGCTGGGGAGCAATGCCCATAGCGCCACCTTTTCCTCCTGGTCGGTGATTCCCAGGTATTCTTCATAAGCCCCAATCATGTCATCTGCTTCAAACCGATCTTGAACAGCAATCGCAACATCCGCAATGATGTTTTGCCTGTCTTTGGAGACAATCACGCCATCTGTGGGTTTGATTGTTGCGCCACCCTCTGGAATATCCTCTCCAGCATAGATATACAAGCCCAAACCATGTAAAGATAAAGCCTTAGTCATGCAACGCATGATGGCAGTGTTGACTTGAAATGCGTCTGGATTGGGGATTGCCTTGTTGCGATAGTCCATCACAGGCAGTTGGCAGGTCATTGGCTTGCCAAACATGGTGACAGTTACAAACACCATTGCAGTGCCGTTTATGTCCATGAAGCACTTGTCGCCAAACATCTCCACCTTGTAGGTGGCACTTGAGTCGGCCTTCAAAGCCTCTGCCCATGCCCATGCCCATGAAAGGTATGTGAGGTTGTTTTTCTTCTCTGTGTGCTCGTTAACATTCTTTTTCAGTAACTCGTTTATGAGGTCACTGCGGTCAACTAAATGGCCTTTTTGATCTGGTTTTGGCGAAAGAACTAACGCCTCTTTTTCGTACTTTGTATTCACTTGGGACTCCTGTTGAAAAGTGAGATTTAATTTTGTCAGACTTTGTTGAGAATTCTATAGGTGTTTTCCCTAACTTGTTCACATTGGGCTTGTGTGATCCACATTGTCAGCAAGGTCAGTTGGCTTTGAATTGTCTGAATGTCAGCCGTGAACCCGGCGTAACTTCTGTTTAAGCATCTCTGCTCCAGTGCTTTGGTCTTGTTTTCGATTGCCATCAGCATCGTTGAGTAATCGTTGAAGTCTGTCATTTTTAGCCTTTTCAAATGTTTGTGAAATGTCTGTGCAAGCTGCACTTTGGTAGACGAATTTAGGGTCTGTGATTGAGAGGGTTGGAAGGGTCATCCTTGCTGGTGTTTTTTCTTTCAACAAGATAGGCAAGCTGGGTTGCAAAGTCACAATCTCGAAATAGGATAGGACTCGTCTGATCGCAATCGTCAAAAGTTTCATCTTGATTGTCTCCAATAATGTCTTGCAGTCTGGATTTCATTTTCATAGCATCCTCACTCGTCAAACATTTGTCGAAAAGGGGCATCCATTTTAGCTTCGATGATCTTGCGTTCATCTAATGCTTTTTGGACACGCTCAATGCGGAGATTGCGATAGTGTTGCAATTCTTCAATATCATCAATCCATTGGGTCTTGACAACATCAAACACTCGCAGTTCAGCCCTACGCCGCACCTTGAGTTCTACTCTGTTCATCACGATTGATGCAACATCTTCAGCATGATTGGCTTTGATGGCCTCCACCAGAGCAACGCTGTCACCAATGGCATCAGCAATGTCCTCTGGATCAAGTTCTTGGACAATCGCCCAGCACTCGTATTTAAATTGTTCCTCATCAGTTGGCATATATTCACTCCTGTTGACCACTGCAAAAGCGCAGTGATGGGACTGTCGCACAGAAAAAAGATGCGTGGAATAGGTGTTTTCCCTAGTGCATAAAACTATAAATACCATCATACTGAGGTTTTTTAAGGACAGCAAATGCGTTTAAACCTCACCCATAGAGCATTGCTCAAGCGCCTGTCAGGTGGCCCAAGGTCAATGATTGACCTCACCCATGCGGCAACCGACAACAATTCAGTGTCGTTTCACTATCAAAGATACCTACCTGAATTAGAGAGGTTTGGGTATGTCATCAACCACGATCAAAAGTGGCATCTGACTGAGTATGGGCGCATGGAGATGAATCGGGCTATCAGCGGTGCAGCTATGCGGATTGAGAATGGGTCAACCACAGAACCTTATGATGGAAAAGAATTGAGAAGGAATGTGTTTCGCAGGGGTTGTTACGATTTCTTACAACTTCCTAGCAGGTTTGGAAATAGTTTTGTACCCAGGAAAACACCTACTTGACAGCGGGTTTTTTTATGGTGTACATTTCGTTCGTCAAAAGCGCCGACACGCATAGACGAAACATGAGGCCATTTACTCATGCGTTCATCCCGAAAGGGGCAGTGTGTCGGCACTGGAACGCAGTAGTAAGTGGCCTTTTGCGTTCTTGATCGTACTCCACACGATAGCAGAGCGTTTGCATGGACGGCTTGGAAGAAAACACCGCACCCTACACACCCAAGGGCAAAAGGCGAACAGCGTTGGTTGAGCGACTGTTGAAGCACATGGTACATCGGTGGAACAAGGCCATGTGTATAAGCGAATCAACCCGTCAAGCGCACTTGGGGCTTTTTTAGTTTTTCAATGTTAATAGGAGTCAATGAATGAACACTGATAAGTCTGGAGAGGGAAGGATAGTCGGTCTATCCACCCTTGGAGAAGCTATGTCTGAAGAAGAATTCGAGGACAAAATGAACACCTACGAACTCGACCAACAGTATGCTGAGTACATCATGGAGCACAGGGTTGTCGGTAATGGAGAAATGCTTATCCGAATCATGGAGAGAGGCGATCTCTACGAAGACTTCAAAGAACACATCATGTTTGGCAACAAATGATTCATTATCATGGAACCCCAATATCACCCATCAAAGCCATAGAAACAATGGGTGGTAAGCATTTCTGTGTGTCCTATGCCAGACCTGATGACTTACAGAGATGTTTGCGTTTGGGACAGTCTTTGATGCTGGACAACGGGGCTTTTAGTGCAAAAACCCGTGGCTTGACCTTTGACATCAATGGCTTCTACGAATGGGTTGAGCCTTTGCTGGTACATCCACACTGGGCTGTAGTGCCTGATGTAATTGATGGGACTGTTGAACAACAGAAAGAAATGGTCAAAACTTGGCCCTTTCGAAAAGAGTTTGGAATCCCTGTCTGGCACTTGGGTTTGCCAATTTCATATCTTCTTGAACTCTGCGACACCTGGGGACGGGTCTGCTTTGGATCGGCTGGTGAATTCTGGCAAATCGGCACTACTAAGTGGTGCGGCAAGATGGACGAAGCCTTTAATGCCATGACAAACACTTTTGGGCGGCAATTGCCTTGGGTGCATGGTTTGAGGATGCTAGGACTGTCTTCTGGCCCTTGGCCCTTGGCTAGTGCAGATTCCACTAATGTGGCGCTACACCATGCTGAAAAACAGGTTTGTGCGGGTTGCATGGCAAAACGCATAGATTCCACTAATCCCCCAGGCCTCTGGGAACAAAAACCATTACAGGAGATTTTGATTTGATTTATCCAGCAATTTACATCGCCGCCCTAGTCATTGCCAATCTATTGGTGGCATGGCTTGGCCCTTGGTTTAGCCCCATAAATGCCTTTGTTTTGATTGGTTTGGACTTGTCATTGAGAGACAAGCTCCATGAGCAATGGAAAAACGACAAATTAGTGGTGAAAATGGGTGGCTTAATAGCGACAGCAAGCGTGGTTTCTTACTTGTGGAATCCAGCGGCAGGGCCGATTGCATTGGCATCGTTTCTGGCATTTGCCCTTGCTATGACTGCTGACACAATTGCTTATCACTTCTTGCGTGATAAACCTTGGATGATTCGATCAAATGGGTCAAATGTTGCTGGAGCTGCCGTTGATTCATTAGTATTTCCCACAATTGCTTTTGGCGGGTTGTTGTTGCACATTGTTGCTTTGCAATTCGTTGCCAAGATTGTCGGCGGGTTGATTTGGAGCAAAATTCTAAGCAGGAGACAAGATGTTTGATGACTTTTGGAAAGCATGGCCTAGCAGTCCCAGAAAAGGGGCTAAATCGGCCTGTAAAAAGGTTTGGGACAAAACCTACTGCGATACCCAGGCTGACCAGATCATCAAGCACTTAGCCTGGATGAAGACAACAGAGCAGTGGCTCAAGGCAAATGGGGCGTTTATACCTGCTCCCTTGGTGTATTTGAACCAACAACGCTGGGATGGCGCAGAAGTGCCTGAAATGGCCTTTAAACCAGCCGTAGACCCTGCCCTAGCCAAGATCAAGGCAGACATAGCCAAGGCAGCACCTATGCCCGATCACATCAAAGAGCGTTTGGCTCAATTAAGGCGGCAATGAATGACTGATGCTGAACTGATAGAACTTGCTGCACAAGCGGCGGCAATTAACGCAGTTAAAGACCCTAATGGTGTCTGGCGTGACTATACGGGTATGCCACCAGCATTCAACATTTTGGATGCAAAGCCTTGGAATCCGCTTACAAATGATGGCGATGCACTGCGATTAGCGGTGAAGTTGAACATGAAAATAAACATCACTTATGGTTTTGTTGAAGTGCAGTTTGAAGAAGATGTGCATGGTTCTTTCGTGCGGTCAGGCATTGTGGATTGGTCAAGGAAACAGGCTGGGAAACCAGTAAAACCGCCTGCCCAGCGAGAAAATATAGCTTCGGCTTTCGTGAGTGCAGGCATTGACAAGAATGAAGCCACTCGTCTAGCAATCGTTCGAGCAGCCGCTGAAATTGGTAAGGTTCCCATGACTGAAGAACAATTTGAGGTAGCAATGAGAACATTCAAACTTGAGAGAGAGTACGCTGACTACATCCTAAAGCGTCACAACAAAGAGATTGAACAGGGCATGGGTCTTTGGAAATTGATGGACAAAGGTGATTATTTACAAGGGTTCAAAGAAAAGATGACAGGAATTAAAAATGACCAAAAATGAAGCACACCACTTACTTGACCAACAAAAACAAGGGATTGCCGTTGCACAGCACCTTGTCAATCATGCCCTCCTTGTATGCGGAGACATTGGCCCATCTTGTTTTGATGGCAAAAACTCCAGGGTGGAAGGGTCAAGCGTGGCACAGGGCGAAGGAATTGGAGGCTTGCCCAACATACCTATGGCTTGGGATAACCACCGATTTAATCAACACCATGAAGGATATAAAACATGAGCGAAGCATTAACCAGGGTAATTGACGAGCAACAAAAGCGAATAGATGATTTGTTGGAGGGCAACAAAAAGCTCATTGAAAGAGCTGACAGGGTTTTTAAACAGAATGATGAACTGTTTGAGGCGATGGCAAGATTGCTTGACTATGATTTGCCTTCAGACAATATTACAGATAAACAATGGGCAGACTATTGCTCACTCAAGCATGAAGTAAGAATGCAAATGCTAGATGCTGGTTATTGTGTTCGATGCTATGAATTTATTTGTGAATGCGAAAACCAATACGATTAAACATGAGACATGACATTGATTGGCACAAGGTGCACGCAAAGGTCGGACAGAAAATACCTGTTTATCCTTTTAAAACAAACGAAACTCCATTTATTGGAACAGTTGAAAAGGTGACAATAAATAAATATGGTCGTGTGAGTTATGTAGTAAATGGGCGTGATGTATTTGCAGAAGAATTATTGCCAGCAAAAGGACAGGAAAAACTTAAGATGAGAGCTTGTTAATGACTATTTACCTTGGGCTAGATCCTGGTTCCATATCCGGCGCAGTTGGCGCATTGGATTCAAATGGCGATTATTTAGACTCTTTTGAAATTCAGCACAAAGATAAAAATATTCTGCCCCTTGTATTCAAAAACATGATATTGCGTTGCATTGACCCACGAGAGGGCGCAGAGATTTGCATGGAATCGGTGCATTCAATGCCAGGGCAAGGGGTTGCCAGCAGTTTTCAGTTTGGCAGGGCAGTTGGGGTTATCTCAGCCGTGGCTGAATTAACTAATTACCCTTTTCATTTGGTAACCCCTCAGCGTTGGAAAAAGTATTTTCATTTGACAAGCGATAAAAACGAAAGCCTAGATTTAGCTCGATCATTTTGGCCTGAGGCAAAACTAACGAGAAAGAAAGATGGAAACAGGGCCGAAGCGTTATTAATCGCCCTTTATTGGAAAGATCAAATAAATGGCGCAACCAATTAAACCAGGGCCACGGTATACAAGCATCGATTTAAGTGGCGATCAAAGATTAATCCTTGAAACCTTGGGAAATGGAAACTTAAACCAAGGCGCAAAGGTAGCAATTGAGTGGGCAGCACATTTTTTTAACTGTGGGCTTGACCCTGAAATGAACCTAAACTTTGTGGGTTTGGTGACAACCCTGCCAAACCAGGATGATGATTGACTCCAAAAGGGCTTGCCAAAGGGCTTAAAAGGGCTTTTAAGGGGCTTTTGTTGATCAACCCAATGCCCCCTACATGGTCGGGCTTGCAAGGGCTTAAAAATGGGCAAGAAAAAACCACCCGAAGGTGGTTGTGAGTGAGTGGTTACTAACTTATGATGTTAGGTCTTCACAAATTGACATGGCATCATTGATTTCTTGCATGAGTTGAATTTCTTGATCTTCGGTCATGCCCATGTCTTTCAATTCATCTAGGGGCATTTTCCCTTCTGTGATTGAACAATCGAAAGCATTTTCAATTCCCCAGGGGCCAAAAATAATATTACCCACTCTTAAATCAAAACAAAACCCTGATTGGTCGATTGATTGCAATGTGACAAAACTGCATTTCTGCATGATTTTGTCGTTGATTTCCTTAATCTGAATATTCATTTCAAGCCTTTCAAATTAAATCATCTAAGATTGAATACAAGACATGAGCAGGTAAACCAGTGATTTCCAACAAATCAGCCCAGGTCAACTCACCAGATTCAAACATATCACGCATTTTTTGGTCACTCATTTCAAAGCCTTTCATTTTTTGCGGGTTAATATTCTCAGGATTAGTGCAAGGGTGGCATAGATCAAGGGTTTTCCCCTATCATCTTCAATGCTTGGGCCTTGCAACGATTTACTTGGGCACGGGTTAACCCTTGGGCGATTTGTTCTGCAAGGGTTGACGCTTGGGCTGCTTTTACATCATCTGGAGCGATGATGGCCAAAACGAGGGCTTGAGTGAGGGCTTGGGATTGTGTCATTGGTTTAGTTCCTATTTGATTGGATTGCCTGATTTGTCCCAAATATCAAACCATGTTGACATTTGACAATGATCGCATTTGATGCAATATCTGCCTCTGCCATCTGCATATCCATCATCTTTGACGCTTTCAGGATTTAATGGTTTCAAGCATTGCAAACAACCCCAAATTGCGGCGGTTTTAGCATTTTCATGCCTTGGGAATTGTGGGGTTCTCATGCTACCACCTTGTCTGCAATGGCCCAGCTTGCGGACTCGTAACCCTCTAGCCGTGGGATTGCGTCTGCAATAATTGCTTCAATCAGTTTAAACGCAATAGATTCTTCAAAATCATCGCATTCATTTGATTGATATTTCAAGCACTGAGCCGCTTTAATTGCCTGAATTGCTGTTAATATTGGTGCGCCAGGGTCATAAGTTATTGTCATAACCTCATTATCACGATAACGATAATTTACGCTTTTAACATTTTCGTCTAATAATATTTGAGCAACGGCTTGCTCATTACCGTAAGTTTTTAATTGCTCTTTTCCAAACGGGAAACCTAATTGCCTGTTGAAAAAAACTGATAACTTATGCCGTGAGGCATATCGAACCAGAGCATTTATGTGAGTGTCGGTGACGATGAAAGCTGACATTTTGAACGCCTTTTTAAAAGTTGAAGAACCCAGGCAAAGCCCAGGCCAAAGGGCACAAAATGCCCTTCAGTCTAGGTTTTATGGTTCATTCTTCAGCGTAAGCGGATTGGATTCGCTCGCTGGTATCGTCACAATACAGGCCTGAATCCTCCCAGTTTATTTCACAGCCAACCACCTGCCAGCCATCATTAGATCGTTCTGTGATGGCATCAAATATCAGTTTTTGATTGTGCATAGCTGATTTATACGATAGTGCCGCACCATCGGAGGTTATGAAATAGCGTGGATAACCCCCAGGCCAAGCGTATGGGCTTGAAAGGTCGGATTTAAATTGTTCGATAGTATATTGACGCATGATTTAAGCCTTTCAAAGTGTGGTTTTATCGGTTCAACTGATACATAATGTGCCCGATGGTGATGACCATCGTGCCATGATCAATTAAGGTTTTAATCCATGATTGATCGTGGGAATCCCACAAGGGTGAATCAATGGGCAGAGTTTTAACTGGTTTCCAGCCCTCTGCCTGAGTTTTTTGGTGCATGGTGATGGTGTACATGGTGAAGCCTTTCAGAATGTGTACAGAATGAAGGCCAAGGCCATGAAAGCCAAGGCCGAACCGATTACGACGATTTTGTCAGATGGGTGCATGATGTTTAAACTCTATCGGTTTGGTTGATGCGCTTGGATTGCACCCAATGCCAGCCACGCAAGAAAAGCTCAGGGAAAGCGTCCACGAGCTTTTGAGAGTTGCCCTTGTCAGCAACGATGTAAGCATCTCCAATGGCCCCAGCAAAAGAGCCATGCTGACCCGTGCTGAGTTCGCAAGCGGAAAGGTAAAGTTCGGAAGGGGTGAGAGATTTGTTTGTCATTTTGAAAGCCTTTCAAGTTGTTTAAACTGTCTCAGGGATTTTGCCCAGCAGTTTGCCCAGGTCGGTGTGCACCTGTTGCTTGGTGCCTGTCATGCCCATGCTCTTGAGGATTTTGTAACAAGATGCGCCACGGCTCATTTTCATGCCTTTAAGTTCGAGGCCCAGGCCACGCCACAAGGTCAGCAAGCGAAAATGCTCAATTTGGTCAGGGTCGGTCAGTATGTTCATGGTTTTCACGCCTTTCAAAGTTATAAAGTTTGGCAATATGCCCGTCAACCCTGACCCGCAGGGCTGACAGTCAGACTGTTTAAACCCTTTGCATCTCGCCATGGTCAGGGCAGTGAGGTGCGCCCATCTCATTCAGCCACTTGCCAGCAACCCGAACTGTATAACCACAGTCACGGCAGACGCATTTCAACAGGCGCGTGGTCTGTTTCTTTTGAGCGTTTGAAGGGATAAGGTCAGCGTGAGGGTAAGCGCCAAGGCGAGCCAGCACGGGTTCAGCCCAGGCCAAGAATTCAGGGCCAGCCGTGGTGGCTGTCAGCTTGCCTTCTAAGCCGATGGCACGAGCCGTGCGCCCGAACTTCTTGCCGTGCCCGTCACCAGGGTGAACCGCGTGGATCAACTCATGGGCGAGAATGTCCAAGACCCGCGAACTGTCTGAGATGGTGGGCGAGATGAAAATCTCAGCGTGGCTGTCAGCGCTCGCCCGTGATGACCAGCATTCTCCAATGCGCCGATTCTTGGCGCTGAGGGCTGACTTTGAAGGGAAACCGCAAGATGACCTGATGCGCTCAGGGATGGCCTCCCCATGCTGTTTAAATAGTTTCCTGAGTTCTTCGGTGGCCTTGGAGAGCCATTGCTCCCTGGTGATGTTGCTTGTCATTTTGAACGCCTTTCGATGGTTGATGACTGAGAGTTTTTCGACGCTCTCACATATATAGCATAATAGAATCGTGCCAGTTTTTATACATCGTTGATTTTAAACAAGAAAATCAGCAACATGAAAACCCTTATAGTAATAACCCCTATATAATATCTCACAACATGAAATGTAACTCTAAAATATTCCACATGATGAAACGATTCGGATTAGGGTTTACCCGTAAAGTGTCATTGAAAAGGTGCTTAGACGACATTCATTACCCGTCCGACCGGTCGGTTAATTAACTCAGGGTTTTCCCTCATAGGGTTTACCCTGTGTTGCAGTGGCGCAACAAACATGGGGGGGAGGGGGTGTGTGTGGCGTAAGAGATTTTGTGGTGCCCCCTCCGCACACGAGAAGTCAAATCAAGGTTTGTTATAGCAATGATTAGCTTTTGTTGGGAAGGGAGTAGGTGCTACAGACGGGTGGTGGTAGGGTATAGACGAGTTCAGGCACCCGTGAGGGTTAGTCTTCTTTTCAGAAGTGAACCTCTTGTTTATCTAAGCTAACCAGTATCTTGTTTGTCAGACAAGTGGCTCAGACTACGTTTCCTGTTCACCTTGCCATGATTCATCCCGAATGATGGGGGGCTACTTAAGAGTCGCCTGACTCGCTACGATTATCCCAATTGGTCGGTTCCACCGCATGGAGGGCTGGGTGATGGCCCCGTGAAGAATGTACTAGGGTTTACCCCACTTGTCAAACAATGTATAGTCTGCCCAAACTTCCATTAGTGGGTAAAGTATGAATGTGATTGATGCCTTGCCAAACAACCTAAAGAAAAAAGGTCGCCCTAAGGGTGCTGTGAACAAGAAGTTCACTATGGCTACCTATGCTGATAGACCTGCGGCTCTCCTGCCAAAGACTGAAGTTCAGCGCATCAAAGAACTCAAAGACCTCCTGATAAACAGTGCTGGTTCCAATGTTGTCCACAAAGCAATTCAGATTGCAATGGATGACGATCACCCTGCACAGGCGGCTATGCTCAAACTCTGTATGGATCGGATGCTTCCCGTCAGTCTGTTTGAGAAAGAAGGCAAACAGCGTTCTGCTGTAAACATCACTATCTCCGGCATTGGCGGAGTTACGATTGGCGAAAATACTGTAGATGCTGAAGATATAGAACCAAAAAATGTCTGACCTTAACTTCTCACTCCTTCCTTGGCAACAAACTGTCTTTACTGACAAAACAAGGTTTAAGGTTGTGGCTGCTGGTCGGCGCTGTGGCAAGTCTAGGTTAGCGGCTACTACGCTAATTATTGAAGCATTGCGTTGCCCAGCAGGTAGCGCAGTTCTCTATGTTGCGCCTACCAATGGACAAGCTAGGCAAATTATCTGGGATGTTTTGATGGAGATTGGCAGGGATGTTATCCAGGCTAGTCACATCAACAATATGGACATCACCATGATAAATGGTGCAAAGATTTATGTTCGTGGCGCTGATAGACCAGATACTCTGCGGGGTGTGTCCCTTACCTATGCGGTGCTAGACGAGGTTGCGGACATTAAGCCTGAAGCCTGGGAGCAGGTCATCAGGGCTTCTTTGTCAGACAAAAAGGGCAGAGCCATATTCATTGGCACTCCCAAGGGCCGCAACTGGTTCTATGATCTGTTCAAGATGGGCCAAGAGGGGTCTGATCCTGATTGGAAGTCTTGGCACTTTACAACCCAAGATAACCCATTGATAGACCCAACTGAGATTGAGTCTGCCAAGAAAACGCTGTCATCCTTTGCTTTCAAGCAGGAATATCTAGCGTCCTTTGACAACGCAGGAAGCGATGTTTTTAAAGAAGATTGGATCAAATATGGTGTGGAACCTGAGTATGGTAGTTACTTCATTGCAATCGACTTGGCAGGATTTGAAGAGGTGGCTAAACAAGCTGCTAACGCAAAGAAAAGGCTAGATGAGAGCGCCATTGCAGTGGTCAAGGTCACTGATGATGGGAAGTGGTTTGTCAAAGAGATTGATCATGGCAGATGGGACATTCGGGAAACTGCTGCCAAAATCCTGATGAAGATGCGGGATTACAGGCCAATTTCGGTGGGAATTGAGCGTGGGGCGCTTAAAAATGCTGTTTTGCCCTACCTCAGTGACCTGATGCGGAAAAATAATGTATATTCGCACATAGTTGACCTAACGCATGGCAACAGGAAAAAGACAGACAGAATCATCTGGAGTCTCCAAGGGCGGTTTGAGCATGGGCGAATTGTGCTGAACTCTGAAGAAGATTGGGACACATTTACCGATCAACTCTTGATGTTTCCTGCCAATGGCGTACATGATGACTTACCCGATGCTTTGAGTTATATCGATCAATTGGCTGTAACATCTTACTTTGAAGCCGAAGAAGATGAAGAGTGGGAGCCTGTAGACATCATATCGGGGGTTTAATGGCAACAGATAAGCAAGAAAAGCTAGAGCAAAATGAGTTTTATGAGCCGACTGAGGCTGATAAGGAACTGACTGATTTTGTTGTTGACCATTGCAACCGCTGGCGTGATTGGAGAGATACCAACTACCTGCCTGATTATCTGGAATACGAGCGAATCTTTCGTGGTCAGTGGGCATCTGAAGACAAAACCCGTGAGTCTGAGCGTTCACGCATCGTAACCCCTGCTACCCAACAAGCCGTAGAGACTCGCCATGCTGAGATTATGGAAGCTATCTTTGGTCAGGGCGAATTCTTTGACATTCAAGATGATATTCGGGATGTGAACAACAACCCCATTGATGTGGGCATCATCAAAGCCCAGTTGATGGAGGATTTCAAGCGGGACAAGATACGCAAATCCATTGATGCCATTGAGTTGATGGCAGAAATTTACGGCACAGGCATTGGCGAGATTGTCGTTAAGACTGAAAAGCAGTTTGTGCCCTCTACTCAGCCGATTCCTGGGCAAATGGGCCAAGCCGCAATTGGCGTAGTGGAAAAAGACAGGATTTCGGTCAGAATTTCCCCTATTAACCCCAAAAACTTTCTTTTTGACCCCAATGGAACCTCAGTTGATGATTGCATGGGGGTCGCAATTGAGAAATACATAAGTATTCATAAGATTGTTGAAGGCATTGAGCGTGGAATCTATCGAAAAGTAGACATTACGCCCACCTATGAAGATACTGACTTAGAGCCAACCCAAGAAGTTACCCAATATCAGGACGATAAGGTACTTTTGCTGACTTATTATGGCCTGGTTCCCCGTGAATACCTAGAGAACCTTGAGGAAAACAAGAATATTGTCGAGTTATTCCCTGAGAGTTCCGCTGCTGAAGAATATTCAGACATGGTTGAGGCCATTGTCGTAATTGCCAACGATGGACAATTGCTAAAAGCAGAGGCAAATCCTTACATGATGAAGGATCGTCCTGTTCTGACCTACCAAGATGACACTGTTCCCAATCGTCTTTTGGGTCGTGGCACAGTGGAAAAAGCCTTCAATATGCAAAAGGCTATTGATGCTCAGATTCGCTCTCACTTGGATTCATTGGCGCTGACCACTAGCCCCATGATTGCAATGGATGCAACCCGTTTGCCTCGTGGTGCTAAGTTTGAAGTCAAGCCTGGGAAGGCGATTCTTACCAATGGCGCACCTTCAGAGATTCTGTATCCCTTCAAGTTTGGTCAGACTGATGGCAACAACCTAGCCACTGCCAAGGATTTCGAGCGTATGCTCCTGCAATCCACGGGAACTTTGGATTCTCAGGGCATGGTCAGTGCTGGTGCTAGAGACATGGGGCAAGGCGGTATGTCTATGGCAGTCGCCACCATCATCAAGAAGTACAAGCGTACTCTGGTGAACTTCCAAGAAGACTTCCTGATTCCCTTTATCCAGAAGGCGGCTTTCAGGTACATGCAGTTTGACCCAGAGCGTTACCCCTCTGTGGACATGACCTTCATTCCTACGGCTACTCTGGGCATCATTGCTCGTGAGCATGAACAACAGATGTTCATTGGCTTGCTCCAGACCCTTGGCCCCAACACTCCTGTGTTGCCATTGATTCTGAAAGGTGTTTTGGCTAATTCTTCATTGACCAACCGCTATGAATTGATGGATCAGTTGGACAAGATGAGCCAGCCTAATCCGCAAGCAGAGCAAATGGCTCAGATGCAACAACAGTTGGCTATGCAAGCTGCACAGGCTCAGATTGCTGTCAATACGACTCAAGCTGAACAAAATCGTGCAGAAGCACAGAAGTTGGCAATTGAGGCTCAGTTGATGCCCCAAGAGATTCAGGCCAAAAATATGGCGGCACTGACCAAGAACCTGCCAAATCAAGATGATGCAACTTCAAAAGAGTTTGACAAGCGGGTGAAGATTGCTGAATTGATGCTGAAAGAAGCTGACATTAAGAACAAGTCCAAGATTGTTGAATTGCAAATGGCAGACAAGAAGGGCAAAATGTCGAGCGTTGAAGATGAGTTTCTCAATCGTCTTTCAAGGGAATTGACCTAAATGGACATTTCTGATCTTGAGCGTAAGCTAGGAATTGATGGAATCTCTGCTGAACAGCAGATGGAGATCATTACTGCTTTGCAACAGTCTGCCGCTGAGAAGATTGCAAAGGCCAAGAGCGAGTCTATTGGCAAGGGTGCTGAACTTGTTATCCAAGGCTTGAAGAAGATCAAGTCAGACATGGAGCAAAAGTTTGCTCAGTTGAATGGCGAGATTCAGAGCAAAGTTGCCTCTGTACAAGATGGACAGGATGGCAAGAATGGCAAAGATGGACGAGATGGTAAGCAAGGGCCAGCAGGAGCAACAGGGCCAGCAGGAAGAGATGGTAGTCCTGGGCGTGATGGAGTTGATGGTGCTAACGGCACTGGCGTTGCCTCTGCTCGCATTGATTTTGATGGTAGCCTTATTATCGTTCTTGATGATGGTCGTGAGATTAATGTTGGTGAAGTTGTTCCTTTTGATGTTGCTGAACGCATCAAAGTTATTACCAATGGTGGCGGTACTTCTCAGTCTGTACTTGATACTCTAACGAGTCTTCAGTCTCAAATTACGGCTCTGTCTGGATTTGTAAACTATGAAGGTACTTGGAATGCATCAACCAACACGCCTACCCTTGTTTCTAGTGTAGGAACAAAGGGAGACTACTATGTTGTCTCTGTAACAGGCTCAACCAATCTCAATGGCATTACGACTTGGACTCAAGGCGATTGGGCAATCTTTAATGGAACTGCTTGGGAAAAAGTTGATAACACTGACCTTGTAACTTCAGTTGCAGGGCGCACTGGTGCTATTACTCTGACCACTGCTGATATTGGTGGTTTAGGAACAATTGCTACCCAGGCGGCAAGCAATGTCTCTATCACTGGTGGCTCAATCACAGGTATCACAGATTTAGCAGTTGCTGATGGTGGTACGGGCGCATCTACGGCATCGGGAGCCAGAACCAATCTAGGGCTAGTGATTGGGACTGATGTTCTGTCTCCAAGTGGCTCGGCTGCAAGTCTGACTTCTTTTCCCACTCTGAATCAAAATACCACTGGCAATGCTGCCAATGTAACGGGTACTGTTGCGGTTGCCAATGGTGGTACAGGTGGGACAACCGCCGCTACCGCCAGAACAAACCTTGGTTTGGTAATTGGTACAGATGTTTTGGCTCCTACTGGATCAGCCGCATCTTTGACTTCATTTCCAACACTCAATCAGAACACCACAGGAACTGCGGCATCTACCCCTAAACTCTTGACTACAAACTTCACGATTGAAGAAAGTGGTGGAAAGTTGATATTCAAGTATGGGGCAACGACAATTGCATCAATGTCTTCAACTGGATTGATTACCTCTTCTGCAAATATTGTCTCCAATGGAACACCTTAAAGGAAAATTATGGCAACCTCAACACTAGGCTCTGGAACGCTTGTTCTTGCTGGAACCACATCAGGAACCACTACAGTCACGGCAACTGCGGTGGCGGGTACCACCACTTTGACGCTTCCTGCGGCTACTGACACTTTGGTTGGTAAAGCAACAACTGATACGCTGACCAATAAGACCCTGACGGGTGCGGCAATGAATGGTACTTTAGGGGCAACAACTCCAAGTACTGCATCTGTAACCACACTGACTACATCATCGACTGTTACTCACAATGGTGGCACAGCCAATGGTGTGGCCTATCTTGATGGCTCAAAGGTGCTGACTACGGGCAGTGCGTTGGTGTTTGATGGGACAAATTTGCTGGTGGGGACTACAACACCAGTATATAACCTTTCAGGCAGAGGCTTAATTACAATCAATGGTTCTTCTGCCGCCGCACTTGGATTTACAGCAGGCGCTGTGGATAAAGGAATTATTCTTCACACAGGCACAGACATGATTATGTCTAATTCCGTGTCTGGTGCTATTACATTCCAAACAAACAACACAGAGCGTGCCCGCATCGAATCCAGCGGTAACTTTGTTCAAAAAGGCGCAACAACTGCGGCGGGTATTAAACCAACCGCAATTGCAAATAATGAAAGCATAACTACCGTTAACAGCACTACATACACAATTACTTTAAGCACAAGCGCCAAACTGTTTTGGATTTCTCTTGGAAATGGTGACGGGGCTTTGGTATTCACAAGCTATTTAAGCAGTTCAATTACATTTCTTGGGATAACTCCAACTAATGTTGCCGCAACCGCAAGCCCGTCATCTGCACAATTGGGTATTTCCAAAAGCGCCAATAGTCACGATATTGTGATTAAAACTGGCTCTGCTTTGTCTTCAACTGCCGCCGCTTGGCAAATGGGCGTTTTATCATCTCAAGTTGCATAAGGAATAAATCATGTTTAGAAAACATAGCGATGAATTTGTTGTAAAAACAATTGATGTATCACCATTGATTCCTGTTGCAACAGAATTAACAGACGCACAAAAGTCGGATGAAAAACTTGTGCAATACCATACCGAATATCAAGAGTGGATTGCAAGTGGCAATACACCATTGGCTCAAGATGAATAACCTATAAAGGAATAAACCATGTCAACCATCGTTTGGAACATCAGTCAACTTGACCGACAAACCTCAGATGGTTTTGTCACTACCGCACATTGGCAAGCAAATGCAACAGATGGGGATTACTCTGCATCTGTGTATTCCACTTGCTCATGGAGTGATGGCACTGCAACCATTCCCTATGCTGACTTGACTAAAGAAACAGTCTTAGGATGGATTTGGGCCAATGGTGTGGATAAAGCGGCGACTGAAGCTGCTTTGAATGCTCAGATTGAGTTGCAGAAGAACCCTGTGACTGCCACTGGCGTACCCTGGAATTAAAGAATGACTCCTGAACTCCAGAAATATTATGAAAATCGCTTCTCTATGATGGGAAGTGATGGATGGAAAGATTTGGTGGAGGATATTGACACCATGATTGCATCCCTGAATAATATATCTGTGATTTCTGATGAACAAAGCCTACAATTCAAAAAAGGTGAACTTTCTATACTAACTTGGCTGAAAACCTTGCGACAGGTCAGCGAGAGAGCATACGAGGAATTGAATGAAAAGAATGTTTGATTTTGCCTGTGCAAACGGGCATAAAACCGAAAGACTGACTGATTATGAGTCGATCAGTTTTAGGTGTGAATGTGGTGAAACAGCCAACCGCATTCTTTCTGCTCCAAACTTCAAACTAGAAGGGTGGTCTGGTTCTTTTCCATCAGAGCATGGAAGGTTCGAGAAAAAACACCTAGATCAGTTGAAGTGGGAGCAAAAGCACAACTCATAAACAGCAATGTCGAGTTGATTCTCCTATAACCGAAACGGCAGGAAAAAGGGATAATATGTTGATTGACCAAGAACCTGAGATGAAGAGTGAGTTGGAAGCTGAAGAATCCAAGCTATCTGACACCATTGCGCCAGCAAGTCCTGGACTCCCTGACAAGTACAAGGATAAAAGTCTGGAGGACATTGTTCGGATGCACCAAGAAGCTGAAAAGCTAATTGGCAAGCAAGCGCAAGAGGTGGGAGAGGTAAGGAAGCTGGCAGACGAACTCATTAAGCAGAACCTTAGTTCTAAACAGCAACCTATTAAAGAGGAAGAGCCAGAAGTAGATTTCTTTGAAAATCCACAGAAGGCAGTTCAAAAGACTATTGATAACCATCCTGATGTTCTCGCTGCCCGTCAAGCGGGTATGGAGTTCAAAAGGATGCAGATTCAACAAAAGCTAACGCAAGAGCATCCTGACTACACTCAGATTGCTCAAGATCAGGACTTTGTGAATTGGGTGAAATCCTCGCCTATTCGCCTTGGTCTGTATGCAAAAGCTGATGGTGAGTTTGATTACGATAGTGCCAATGAGTTGCTGTCTACCTACAAGCAGTTGCGTGGCGTAAAACATAAGCAGACTGAACAAGCGGGTGAAACCGCCAGGAAGCAAAATATGAAGGCCGCACAAGTGGATGTTGGTGGAACTGGTGAGAGTTCAAAGAGGGTTTACAGACGGGCTGACCTTATTCGGCTGAAGATGACAGAACCTGACCGCTACGATGCGCTTTCTGAAGAAATAATGAAAGCGTATGCAGAGGGACGGGTTAAGTAATTTAACTTTCGTTTCTAAGGAGAAACAACATGGCAACCTCATTTTCCCCCAGTAACTCAGTTACTGTTACCACAGGCGCAACATTCATCCCCGAAATTTGGAGTGATGAGATTATTGCTGCTTACAAGAAAAACTTGGTTCTTGCTAACCTCGTTATGAAGATGAACTTTAAAGGTAAGAAGGGTGATGTAGTTCACATCCCTGCACCTACCCGTGGTTCAGCTTCTGCCAAGGCCGCAGAAACAGCAGTCACTTTGATTGCCGCTACTGAGTCTGAAGTGCAAGTGTCGATTAACAAGCATTACGAGTACTCTCGTTTGATTGAAGACATTGTTGAGGCCCAAGCCCTGAACAGCTTGCGTAACTTCTACACCTCTGATGCTGGCTACTCCCTGGCTAAACAAGTCGATACCGACTTGGTGCAGTTGGGTCGTTCTACCAACGGCGGTGCTGGTACAAACGTATATGCAACTGGTGCGTTCATTGGTGGTGATGGTACTACTGCTTATGTTGCCGCAAGCAACAATGAGTCAGCACTGACCGATGCCGCCATTCGCCGCACTATTCAGCGTTTGGATGACACCGATACCCCTATGGATCAGCGTTTCTTCTTGATTCCTCCATCAAGTCGCAACACCCTGATGGGTTTGGCTCGCTACACTGAACAAGCCTTTGTGGGTGGTACTAACAGCACCATTCGCACTGGCGAGATCGGTAACCTGTATGGCATTCCTGTGTTTGTCTCAAGCAATTGCGACACTGCATCAGGTTCTGCTGGCGCACGAGTTTGCCTGATGGGTCACAGAGACGCAGTGGTTCTGGTTGAGCAAATTGCTGTTCGTTCACAAGTTCAGTACAAGCAGGAGTATTTGGCTACCCTGTTTACTTCTGACACTTTGTATGGCGTTCAGATTCTTCGTGCCGCCGCAAGCACTGGTGCAGCGAAATCTGCATCTATGTTTGCACTTTTGGTTCCCGCCTAATTGCAGTTGCCTCCCCCCTAGTGGGGGGGGTCTTTTTTAACCTAATTAGGAGAAATCAAAATGGCAGCAGCAACAGCAGTTGTTTCCCGCAGAGGAAATGACAGTTTCCGTGGTTTGTTTTCAGATACCTTTTCTGTTTTAGCAACCTTGGATGCTTCATCTCTTGCAGATGGTGTAGGAGAGACAAACACAATAGCAGTCCCAGGCGTTAAGTTGGGCGATATTGTATTGAACATTAGTATGGGTGTAGATGTTTCTGGCATCTCCATCACTCCTTATGTTTCAGCGGCTGATGTGGTGTCTATTCGTTTCCAAAACGAGTCAGGCGGCACATTAAATTTGGCATCCACCACAGT